TGCGATACGCTACCAAGATCACCAACGCCAACCCAATCTTCTCCGCCCCATGTATACGTTCCAAGACCGTTGTGAACTCGAACGATTCCAGATGCAAAGTCCAACATGACAAACGTGATGATTGAAACATTCGGCTGAATAAACGCGGCGGCACTGGCGGCACCAAATGCGCGGCTCATGCTAAAACATCCTCGACAGCATCAAGGCTAAATGATGAAAGCCCTGCTGTCTCATTAGTCCAACCTGATTTTGACGACAACATGAAAACTCCATTAACTGGCGAAGTGTAATCGACTGTTCCCAGGTTAATTGTTGGCTTGCGAATTGGCGGCGCAATCTGAATGGTTATGTTTCCAAACTCGTTTGAATTCGCATCAGTTGTAACCATGTGGAGTTCATTGTTAAAAGACACATAATCACCGGCTTTGACATACCCGACAATATTTAACCCAGTAGTAAGACAAACAAGATTGACACCGCCTTGATCAGCACCATTGATTGTCAATGTTCCAAACCCAACGCCTCGACGAACATAAGAATGATCGTGCAACGTAAAACGATGTTCTTGACCGTTTAACTTGGCAAGAAATGCCTGCATCTCAGCCCTTTCACTGCCATGCAAGTTATTGAATGACATTCCGACTTTCCAGAGCGACCCTTTTCTGCTTGCGGTCTGAACTGAGTTGGTCAGTGGCGACCGAAATGTCTTTGTGTTGGTCACAAGCTCGAAGCTGCTAGATGCAGGAATTATAGACGGAAATGAAAATGTGGTCATGCGAAACGCCTCCGCCTCATTAAGTCTTGGATTGTAGCAATTGTTTTGGCGCTTGTCTGATCCATTGCAGCTTTGATTTTGGTTTCAACGTCTGGCCCTGATCCTGTTGCGTCAATATTGTTAATCACAGTAACCCCTCCACCGCCACCGACAGCGTTTTTCAGGTTTTCATTGGTCGCAATTCGACCAGATGTCCCCATCGTTAATAATTCTGGGCCTCGTTCACCGACCAAATATGATTCGCCGCCTCTAACCTGACCGCCTAATGCTCGACCTCCGGCAACAGTTCCGATTGTTTGAGCCGCAATAATAGCGACAGAAGCATACCCCATTGCCTTGACCATGCCTGCCGAAGCCAGGAAGCCAGGTATCCCACCTAATACTGCTGACTGCGCCCCTGCTGTAATAGCGGCCATCTCAGTAGCAACGATTGTTTGTGCAATGGCAAGCCCCTGCTGAACTACATAAGCCGCTTTTGCTGCTGCTGATTGCTCTCCAAACGCGCTAGACATTAACGACGTAACTTTCCCCGCAAACGCTCCGGCTGTTTGGTATGCCGCCTGTTCTGACGCTAATCTATAAGACAAGCTGTCATCTAATGCTGTCTTTTCTATTGCAGCCTTTGCATCTGCAAATTGTTGCGCATCAATAAGCTCATTAGCATAATCTTCTTTTAGCTTGGCCGTTTTTTGATCTGCCATAAGCTTGATTGCTTCGTATTCTGTCGCGCCTGCCACCATAATTGTATCAAGGCGTTTTTGGGCCGCTTCTTTTTGAAGCACTAACCTTGCGTCTTCTCTTGCTTTTTGTCTCGCGTCAAACAAATTTGCTCTTTCTTCTTTGGCTATTGCTGCATCCAACTCTCGTTGATCCATGTCTAGCAGAGAATTTCTGTGTACATTTTCTAAATCTATGAGCGATTGACTTGTTTCAGCAGCTCCCTCGACCAATGGCGCAAGAGCAGTTGCCCCGCTTTCTTTTACAATTCCAAGGGCCGTACCCAACAGGGTCGCTTTTTTCTGCATGTCATTTATGGAATTGGCTCCTTCAACTACTGACTGCCTGAACCTTTTGAATTCAACGCTTGAAAGGCCCGAAACGCTGGCAATGTCATCAATCGTGTTTCTGAGGTTGGTATATGTCGAAGCGTCTTTTGGGTCTACGCTTCCCATTGCTTCTGCCAATGAAAATGCTTGCGGAACGGTTATTTTGTATGTTTTTTGCAGATGCTCGACCGACTCAGCAAAACGATTAAGCTCCATTATGCTTCTATCGTAGCCGCCAATCTTTAGCAAATCTTCGATGTTTAGTTCTTTCTTTTTGAGTCTTTCAAGGCCGCTTGCCAAGCCGCCAAACCTCATGCCAGATTCAGCTTCAATAAGCTTTTCAATGCTTGTCTGAGCGCCTTTTATGACATCAGTGGTATCTTGTATACCTGATATCAATTCAGCCTGAGCGCCTTTAGACGATACGTTTGCAAGCTCCAGGATTCGCTTTGACAACTCGTATGTGCTGTTCTTTGATTTGATAGCTGTATCGTCAAGTCTGATCAGCGCATCTTTCAAATCATCGGAAGATACTTTTGCCTTGTTCATTGACGCATACAAAACGCCGCCGATCATCGACCCAAAAGCGAGCAGAGCGCCAAACACAGCGCCGCCAGGACCAAAACTAGATGCTAGTTGCGGCCCTTGTTGGCCTAAAATTATGAACGCTGAGGTTCCCATTTGGGCCTGAACCGCGACGTCTTGCAGTTGGTATGAGATATTTTGAGTTGCGCCTTTCATAGCGCCAAAACTGCCCTTTGTCGCAGTGGCAGCTTTGTCTATCTTTTTTATTCCTCTGGCTGTCTTTTCTGCCTGAACTTCAGACCTTTTGCCTGAAGTGGTTAATTCATCAAGATTGTCGGCAGCTTTAATGACGCCATCTGATGTGACCTCTATCATCAGTCGTGAAACATTTTCAGCCATTATTATTTGCCTCTGCGGAATACAAGTCGTCTAGCTTTCGGATTACATCAATTTCAAATACTGACAATTCACCATAAATACCGGCAAACGCCTGAATTTCAGTATAACTAATAGGGCCATCTGCAGCGTTTTTTAGGCTGACAAACAGTGACCACAAATAATTCAACTCATGACGCAAAACTGGGGCATCTTGAAGCTCTTTTGGCTTTCTGCCCAATGACTTCTCGACTTGCCTGAGACTAGCCATCCGGCTGACCTTCGATCCCTTATCATAGCCAGATGCCCAAAACTGCCACCTAGCATAGACAGATATTTCGTCGATCAGCCCTTCGTAAAATTTTTGCGATCAGCTATAAACCTATCAAGTTGCGTTGCTATGTTTGGCGAATTATCGTAAAGCTGAAGCGCCCTTTCTTTGCTGAACTCAACCTCGGCCTTTCCGTCGTTCAAACCGCGCCAACCAATAGTTACCGCCGAAAGTAATTCTGATTCACCACCTTCTTCGTCAGCCAAAAGCCTGCGATGGTAGCCCCTTACAGCCGTTCTGTAGGCTTTTGAGTCAATGCCCTGTACCTTGATATAGAAATCAGTCAATTCGCCATCAAGAGGGCTTACAATGCGTAGTTCTGCCCCGTCTTCGTGTTTCTCAACCGTGTATAAACCTTTTATGTCCATCTATTCCTCCCGTTAAATAAGCGGGGCCGTTAAGCCCCGCAGGTTTTATGCGTCAGATCTTGTAATTTTAATCTGCGAACCAGTGCTTGCGTCATACAGCGCCACAAAATCAAGTGTAACAGTAATCGCACCTGGACCACCTACTTCTGGGTTGCCTGAGTTGTACTTGATGTTTGGCAAATCAAATGTGTAGCTGTTACCGGCTTGGTCAGTCAGCACAAAAGACAGGCTTGATGCTGTTTCAGCAATAAACTTGTCGATCAACGTGGCGTCCTCAAAGTATGCCGTGATTGACCCAGTGACAGTCGATTTGCCAATTGATGGCAGCAAGGTTTCGTCGCTACCCACAACATACAATGCTTCCATGCCGTTATCGATTGACAGGTCGATTGAAGTCACTACAGCAATGCTTGAACCGCCCTCGGTGATTGACCCAGTAAACGAATCAAATGGCGCTGTGGTTGTCTCTGCGGCGTATGTGGCGCCAGTAATCGCTGTACTAGCAACCGAGAACGCTTTGCCAATAACGCTTAACGATCCAGTGACCATTGAGTTTGGCGCTACTGATAACGACATTGCGTTGAAACTGCAGCCAGTTGATCGCAGATATTTGCCGATGTCAGTGTGATAACGCTCGACCGTATAACTGCGACGGGTAGTGCCGGCAAGCAATATGTCTGTCGCCCATGTGCCTGCAAGAGTTGCCTCAATCAAATCATCAAATGTTTCGTATGACAACTCAATATTGACGTCACCAGCAACGCTCTTGTTGCCGTGTCGATAATTGGCAATCTGACGGTCTTGCCGTAACTCTTCAGACTCGATTGCGTCCTTAGACAAGCCAATCGTTGTACCAGTATGCCGAATTGGCGTAAATCCTGGGGTTGTTGGTGTAGTGCCGAAAACGGATTCGACTACATAAGCCATGTCGTGCCGCGATCCTGTTGCTATTGTCATGATTTACCTCGGGGCTACATGAGCCATGTAATTGATTGTGACCGAAATTAAAAACCGATCATCTATGATAGTGCCATTGGTGCGCGAGACATCACCTAGTCGAACAGTGGTGCCATTGTACAGCAAATCAGTTCCGCGCTTAAAATGATTTGCTACAGCGTCAGCCTTGGCCTCTGCTGCATTTCTGCCCTTTCCTGCTTGAGCAAAAATATCAATTTGATATAACCCCAAATATTGATCAATTCCGGTTGTTCCAAGCCCTGCTTGCGTAGTTGGCCCAGCAAGGTTTGTTGGCCGCAGATACATTCCGGTCTTTGTCGGCTTATATACGGTGTTTTGCCACGAAACTGGAGTTGATCCGGTTAATGTGCTGAGTCGAGAATCAAGTGCTGAACTGATGTCTGAAAAAGTAGTGCTCATCTGTCCACCTTCTGCAATGCTGATTTCACAGCGTCTTCAAATCCTGCTATTGACACCCTCACCATACCCATTGGTCTTTGTTTTCTGCTGTGGCCGAATTCAATGCGAGCAGCATAAGGCAAATTATTGGTCATAAATAAAGATTCATCACCCGTAACGCTTAACATTTTAGCGGTCATATCTTTTAATACTTTGCCACCACTTGGGTCGACCTGCTTGATTGTCGAGTTATCGGGAACCTTAATCGATGCCTGCCAGTTTGCTCTTAACCTGCCACCAGTATATCCAGCCGGAGCTTTGCCGCGTCCTTGCCAAAAGTCAGGGTTTCCAACTGGCGTTGCCATAATTATGTTTGTAAACAAAGTTATTGCAGAGTACGCCCGAACGTCGTCAAGATTTCGGTTGGTTTTTGTCGCAAAAGCCTTAATGTCTGAGCTGAAGGTCATAATATACGTCCGTTCCAGCGGGTGAAATAATCCGAACATCCATTACTCGATAATCAATACCGGCAAATAAGCAGTTATCATCAATAAGCGGCTCACCATGACCGGCCTGAAACATTAGCCGAACATCTGCTGCTTGGATTGTCTCGCCGTTGATCTCAGACTTCGAGAACATCATCCGAGCGCCTTTGCCGGTGATTGTCAGCGTTGTTCCGCCCGTATAGCTACCAGTGGCAGGGTTAAACGTGTCGCCACTTGCCCTTGTCAATACTGCTGTATCACCGAACTCGGCAATCAGATTAAATGCTGTGGTCTTTAGGCCAGCGTAGTTAAACACGGTTAACCACCATGATATTCTTGACCAACTTGGCCACCTTTGTCTCGGCTGCTGTCAAATAGGTATCTGGCCGTGAACTAGCTGAATACTCAACCTCAAGATCGCCAACCTTTTCCTTTGTAGTCTCTCTGCCCTGATTTGCCAGTGGATTGACTCCGCCATCAATAGCAATGGCAATCTCCATCTCTGATTCCTTCAGCAGTTGAGGTATAGCGTCAGACAGCACTAGGTATGCGTCCAATTCAACCCCGTATCGAGGCCACTGAAGCGCCTGATCAATGTTTGACTTCGTGCCGTTGAAGTTCTTTGACTCAAGGTAGTCCATTGCCTGAATGATCAGCACTGCTGCCGTCCCCGTCAATGTAACGCCTCTGTCAGCAGCATAAGTCGCTAACTCGGCCTCTGAGACATAGCTGTTGGAGTTTGTGAGGCCAGCGCCCGTTTCAACCACTATTGTTGCCATTATTCGTCCTCAAGCCAGCCGTAAATTGATCCAGACACCGTACAACTTTTGTCCGACGAAGCGCGCAAACCAACGACCACTCCGGCAATAAACTTGAACGGTACGGGGAAGGTAAAAGCGACAGTGTTATCTTGTACGCCAATTGAACCATAGGGAACAAAGGCAAACGGGTTGTCAAATACGCTGCCGTTGTAAGAGCTTGCAACTAACCTAATAAGTACCCTTGCGGTTGTCGAACCGCTAACACTTCCTGCCGTTGCTCCGTTCAAGTAGAAAACTTTGCCCCTTGGAACCATTCTGGCGCTAGATATCTGAACAGGGTTGCCGGCAAGTATTTCAGCATAAGTGTTGCCGCCATTTGTAAATGTAATGTCTCCAGCAGCAACGGCTAAACTGCCAAAAGTTGTCATGTGAGCCAAATTGATAAATCTAATATCAGTTGCGACCGTCAAGACAGGAGCGGTTCCCGTCATTGTTATCGTTTCAACTCGCTCGTCAAGATTGCCGTCTAAATAATGAATCTCAAGCGTTCTGATTCCGGTTCCTGCCGCAGCGTCATTTGCGCTGGTGCTAACTACCGAAATTCTGATGCCTGTTGGGTGTGGTGCGGGAAACGCCCCGTTTGACCAGATCATTTCATCTGTCGTTGCACCGCTTAATTCTCGCTCACCGAATGAGCCGAATGGAGTAGCCCCAGGAACATATCCCCGCGCTATATCGTTCTGTATTGAATCAACTGGCAGTCGATCAAGTCTAGTGACCAACTGGTGCGACGTATCGCTACGCGCTGAAGTTGAGAGCCTTATACCTTGTGCTGACATAATTTGTCCTGTTGAAAGAGATTGGGGCGACCGAAGCCGCCCCGTTCGTCTTAGCCCAACAGCAACGCGGTATGCTCTGGCTTGATGTTCTTAACACCCCAAGCCAAACCAACCTCGTAACGCACCTTGCGGTAGCCTTTGTACATCGCAAATTCCATGCTCAAACCTGAACGTGGATCAGTGATGACAATGACGTCTTCAGCCATATCGCCTTCTTCTGGACGCGCTGGTGAACGAGCGGCAAGCACAAGTGCAGACCGATTGAACGCCATGTTGCGAGCGGAAGCAGCAACAATGCTCAGAGCCTTAGCAGACGCTGGCAATGCCTGACGCAATCCTGGGGCAGCGATTACGATGTTGCCTGGGGCAGCAGTACCAGTTGTCACGACATACTTGTTCGTGTCACCAGCGAAGGTGATAACGTCGCCAGCTACAACAGTGCCTGAACCAGTGATCAGAGCGATGGTAGTTGCACCAACCGCAAAGCCAGCAGCACTGGATGTGTAGCTAGTACCGCCACCAATAGCCGCAGTTTGAATCTGAGCAGATTCGCGCAGAGGCATACCGGCGAGATCAAGCAGAACGCCCTGACGCAGCATTGAGTCAGTACCGGCAGCATTAACAGCCGATTGCTTACCAATGAAGTTTGCACCAGCAGCAGTGTTGATCACTAACTGGTTATCACTGATTGGTGAGCCGTTGTCCTTCAGGATTTTCATCACGTTAGAGGCATCGGTGTAGTCATTAGCGGTGCCGAATGGCGTAGTGCCAGCGGTGCCGTATGCTCGTGAGAACGTAGACTGCAAGCCAGCAAGGTCAAACTCGACCTCGTTTACAACTGCGCGGATAGCCTGAGCGATCTTGTTTGCTCGGGTTCCCATGTAGCCAGGGCCAGTGTTCAGCTTCTTCTGATCATCGCCAATGAAACCAAACTCAGCGGCTCGGCTCTTGGTGATCTGGATGATCGTTGAGCCAGAAGTTTGACCAGTAGGCTCGGGAACGGTCATAGATGGGGTGATGTCAGACACGTTGCCAGCAGGCTCTACATCAACAACGATGTTCTGGTTGATACCGGCTCGGTCAGAACTGGCGTTCATCGTTACAGCAGGGATCAGGCCCGTTAATTCGCGGGACACAATGTCGAGTGCCTCATAAATATCGGGAACAATTGCACTAATAGTATTTTCGGCCATGATTTTTTACCTTATCAATTATCGGTTAGTTTGCCGCCAGATTTCACGAATGACATCCGACCGGCTGGGTCTAGTGCCTCAAATTCAGCACGGGATTTCACTTTTGCAGCACCGCCGCTATTTGAGCCACCAGAGGCACCGCCACCTGATGATTGATTGCCCTTCAACAATGCGGAATATCTCGCATCGTTTTTGAACTCGGCTTTTAGGTCTTCCAGAGTGGAAACCGTCAGATCGCCTGAAGAGTCCGTGACTTTAACACCGTCATCGTGATACTTCAAACGCCTCGAAATGAACTCACTGAGCAACTCAGCGTTGGCACCGTCGGCTAGTTCCGTTGCGACCTTCATCGCAGCATTGTTTCGCTTTTCGTTCGCTACGTTGGCCCTCATTGACTCTAGCTCTTTCACTGTCTCCTGATAGCGTTCTTCAGATGATCGGTGCAGTTGCTCAAAGTCTCCCTTCTCTCGCGCTATTCGTTCGCGCTCTACTTGCGATTGCTCTTCAATCTCCCGCTTTGCTGATTTAGCCTTTTTGGCCTCGGTCAGCAATTCGTCCATCTTGGCTTTCATTGCTGCGTTCTCAGACATCAATGCTTCAAGATCGACAGCAGGCTGAATCGGTGCTTCTTCTTGTATTTCTTGTTGCTCGCTCATTTAGTTCTCCTTGGTCACAAACCAACACCCACTGGGCGCGTTATATATCGGACAGCACAAGCGGCCTCATGCCTTCCAATTCTCTCAAAGTGTAGACCCGACCCGTCGGATCAACAAATTTATCCAATGTCAAAGCGCCAGACCTAAACAGCCTTGACCGCTCAATCCCTAACGCTTCATCAATGAATTCTCGGTTCTGATTTCTCAGCCATCCGCTATACGTTGTCTTTGTCGATACTTGCTCCGGCCCTTCAGAGCCGAGCGACGGTCTGGTCGCTTTGGTATCAAGACCCAGATCAAATTCTGGCCTAATCTTAGGCACAGTTGTTGACCTGCAACCAAAATGTGCTGGCGGCATCGGGCCTTCGTCAACGTTGTAAAATTGACCATCTCGACTCATGCAAACGAACGTCGTCCTGCCGTCCAATGTGCTGACCCATTCGTATCGGTCTATGTATTTGCTGTTTTGCTTGTATGTTTCTTTTCTTGTTACGCTGCTGACATGATTGATGATCGTGCTGGTCAATGAAGTGACTTGGCGCTTAATCAGAGTACTTACCAGATTGTTAACATCCCTGCTGATCACTTGAGTAGTGTTGCCAAGTGTTACCCCATCAGATATCGCCTGAGTTATCTGAGCGATCTTACTGGCCCCCAACTTGGTCAGTGACTCAGATATTGTCGGGGCGATACCTCTGACAACGGCCATTGGTGTAGATTGGACGGCAGTTAATAACGCGGCTTCTGTGGGCAATGTCAGGGCAATAGTCGATGCTTTGTTGATCATCTCGACGCTAAACCTTGCCTCGCTTTGAGCCAGGTCGATAACGTCCATCAGAATCAGTGACTTGATATCCTGAAACCCGATTTGACTTAAGGCGGTTATATCCCTTAAAACGTCCGCCAATCGCTGCGCTTGGAAGTTTGTCGGTTCTTGCGCCAATCTGGCATTGATCTTCCGACGCAGTTGATTCAGCATCTTGACCGCTTCTTTAGACCTGCCAGCGCCGTAGCGTTGCAAGAATATCTGATGCCTAGTCGCTGCATCGATCAGATACTGGTTGCTGCTCACTTAGATCATGCTCAGTATGTCGGTTGACTCAACGTCGCCATCAAGCACTTGGTTGGTTCGCTCTGAGTCGATCAGGTTGGCTTTACGCATCAAGTCCCTGACATCATCCTTGGCTATTACGCCACGATCCATCAGTTGAATCTGCGCCATCAGTAATTGTGGGTCAATGGTCGCGTCATAGAACTCTTTGTTGATTTGAATCATTGGCTCAACGGTGCCGCCCATGAAGTCCATTGCCCAATATAGGCACTTATAAAACCCTTCCTCGATGTTGATAATGATCGAACCTAGTTTGCTGTTTTGACCGCTGAACCTAATCTTTGCCGCTTCTGCTGTCTCGTTTCCGCCCTGATCTTGGATAATTCGAGCGCCAATCTTGACCATTTGCATCTCTTTGATTTCCATGCCTTTGAGTGGCATTTGATTTTCACCAGCCTGAAGCAACATAGCGTTGCCGCCTTCTGGAAGCATGATGCCTGACCGTGAACCCATTGAAATACCCGCGCTCATGTTTTGCTCAACCCATGATTGAGTCAAGCCAACAAATACTGGGGTCGGTTGACCAACGAGAAAACTGGATTCCTCATAGTCTGCCGAATTGCGGTAATGGCTGACGTTAAGCTCGGCAATATCATACAACGGGGCTTTGTCTACTGATTCATCGTTGTTGACTGACCCAACGAACACAAACGGGATTTCGTCCCATAGTGAGCCGTCCATCTTGCGCGGATAAATATTGTATTCAGCGCCCTCATACTCATCATCGTCATCATCTGATTCTTGGCTTGTGCCAAACATAATCAGCTCATTGTTTTCATCGTACAAATTCTGGACATATATACCGTCATCCATTCGCAGCACTCGATGATAAATGCACTCAGTTGCCTCAAAACCGTCATCGCTATACTTCATTGTCGGTTCGCGCAGAACTACCAATGACAGCCGTTTAACGCCTCCCAGGCTTTCTGTGCGCCAGTTTATGATTGATTCGGCAGGATACGGCAGGATTGTGGCTCTAAGCTCTAATGTTCTTACCTCGGCATCTGTGAGGCCCATTGGGGCTGACGGGTAATCAACCAGCAAACCGTATCGTCCGACCATCAAAGTCTCGCCAGCAGCATCCTTGATCATCTGTTCTATTGACAAGCCGTCGCCATTAGCATCATCCAGCATATATTCAATATTCGTGTCCAATTCGATTGTGCTGGGCCGCCTAAACACCATGCCAAGCATGCCCTCTTTAGTGTGACCCGTGAAATTGACGTAGCTGGCTCGCTCGACGTATGCCCTATACCTGAGCTTATTGTCTGCGCTCCCATCATTGGCATTCGGCGGTGGCAGATAGGCTGTCCCGGCAAGACCGCCAAGCATTCCTTCAGCGCCCTTGGCTCTTGATTTGATCGCGGACGATCCTTCATCGCAATCACGGACTAATTTCCATTTGTTGACGTTGTTGCTGTATTCGGCACATGGCGTATCGACGGGCATAGTTATCTCACAAATCTGATGCGTAGATCGGCCACCGGCTTCACAACGGGCATTTCGTAGGCGATGGGGTAGGTTCCCGCATCGGGAAGGTGGTCAAGATTGCTCTTTTTGTCTGGCGATCCATTGGCATCATAGGCCAGTTGCTCCACGCAACGCGCATATTCAGGACACGCCTGATCGTTGATTTTAACGAGCCCTTTTTCAAAAGCGACGTTTGTAGCGACAATCCGATCCTTGACCAGTGGATTCGATCGGTTGGCGTATATAACAAATCCCGCTGATTCTAGCAAGGAAATGTCAGATATTGAAGCATCGACTGATTTACGGCTTCGGCCTGATGCGTCAGGGTAGACTCTGATCGAGTGATTAGGGTATTTCTCTTGGATAACCCTGATCATGTTTGGCGTGTCATAGATGCCCTTGAACTCATCGACAGCATGCCAGACTGTTCCACGGGAAACATACACAACCGCGCTCATGTTCGTGACGTTGAAGTCCATCCCTATGTTTAGCAACTCCCCATCGTTGACAGTCTCAGAGCTACGGCAGGATATCCGGTCATAGGCGCTGTAGACCGTTCCGCTTTGCAGGTTAACGAACTGGCCTTCAAGGTATGCTGCCAGCAGGTTGTCAGGATAGATGTCCCGCAACGACTGTATGTATCCATCTGGCAGGTACGGGTTGCTTTCTGTCGGCGCTTGGATGATCTGATAGCCGTCTTTCGGTGCCTTCTTCCAGGTATCGTATACGAACTTAAAGCCTTCTGGCGTTGTGGTTACTCCAATGG